GAAAACAGGGTCCAGAAACCCCGCCCGCTCCAACAGCCAGCAAACAAAGTACATGCCGTCTTCGTTCGATACAGCGAGAAGCTACAGCAGCTTGTAAGGCAGATTGATACGCTTAGGGATGAGCGTACTCCCTGGCTTGCCGACTGCAAAGAAATAGCGCAGTACATTTTACCTCATCGCGGGATCTTCACCGAATCAGGTGAGAAGCCCAACACGAGCAATACCCGTTTTTCGAAGTCAATCGACCGGACGGCTACCAAAGCGGTCCAGTTGTTGGCCTACGGAATCAGGGGCGGCCTTACCTCGCCCAGCCGCCGCTGGTTCCGTCTTTCCTTGCAGGACAAGGACATGGCCGAGTTCGGTCCTTTTCGTAATTGGCTACAATACTGCGAGGACCGCATATATGCAGCGTTCAATAGGTCCAACTTTTACCAATCCGTTACGAACATTTACGAGGAGGAGGCTGGGTTCGGCACGGGATGCCTGTTTCTCGCTGAGGACGATGACAGCCTAATCCGGTTCCGGCCGATGACCTGCGGCGAGTATATGGTGATCGTGGACCATACCGGATCCGTGGTGGGGTTTGCCAGGGTTTATTGGATGATGGCCCACCAGATTGTTTCGCAGTTCGGCATCGGCAAAGTCAATACACAGATCAAGAATTGCGTGGAGGCCGGCGGGAATAAATACGAATGGTTCCAGGTGGCGCACATCGTTCAACCTCGTAAAAAGCGCGACACCACGAAGCAGGACGCCCCCAATAAGCGGTGGGAAAGCGTCTACTTTCTTTACAAGGGCGAACGCAAAATTCTGAGGGACTCCGGGTTCGACGAGCAGCCGGTGATGATCCCCCGCTGGGACGTGTGCGCTTTGAGGGGGTACGGGTACGGGCCGGCGCAAAACGCCCTCGGACTGACCAAGACCCTGCAGGAGCAGCAGAAAGCGGATCTTAAGGCAACGCACCTTGAGATCAACCCGCCCTTGAGAATCCCTCCAAAATTCAAAGACCGCATTCGGCTGGTCCCAGGCGCCCAGAACTATATCGATTCGGCGGAAAAAGATGCTGTCGGCCGGTTGTATGAGATGAATTACGACCACCAAAAGTCCCTGCTGAAAATCCAAGACGTTCGGGAAATGATCGAGTCGATGATGTTTGTTGACGTGTTTCAAATGCTCAACAATCACCCGGACATGACGGCCACGGAAGTCCTGGAGCGCAAGCAGGAAAAGCTCTTGCTTTTAGGTCCGATGATCGACCGGCAGTTTATCGAGCTGTTGGATCCGGTAATTTCGCGCACGTTCGGGATCATGTTTCGTGCTGGGCTGCTCCCCCCGCCGCCAGAGGAGATACAGGGCTTGCCGATGAAGGTTGAGTATGTGTCTCCTCTGGCACAGGCCCAAAAGCTCATGGATATGCAGTCGATCAACACCGTCCTGGGGACCGTAGGCAGCATGGCCGAGTTGTGGCCGGAGGCTTTGGACAAGATCAACGCTGACGATGTGGTGGACGAGACGGTTGACCTGACAGGCGCCCCCCCGTCTATCGTGCGGTCCACGGACGAGGTTCAAGCCCTGCGGCAGCAACGGCAGGAGGAACAGAAACGGCAGCAGCAGATGGCCGAGGAGCTGGCGGCAAGCGAAGGGGCCAAGAACCTATCACAGGCCGACATGGAGGGCGACAACGCCTTGTCAGCACTTAGAGAGGCGGCACAGTGACCCCGGAAGAAAAACAAGCTCTATCCGAACTGATGACCCATCTGAACCGGGTTAGCAACGCTGTATCGAACGAAGACGGCATGTACTTTGTTTGCTGGCTGTTGGAGCGGGCGGGGTTTCTGGACCCTGTTTTCGTGGGCAACTCTACGATCTACAAGAATGCGACCCTGCGAGATTTCGCCAATGAGATCTTCGCGGAGATCGTTCGGGCCAACCCTGACATGAGTCATGCGGTGTTGGACCATTTCATCAATACGTATCGCGGCGACGATGCGGCAATCAGGAGAAAGTTAAATGAGCGAGGAAGCGACGGCTGAAGCCACTCAGGGTAACACCGAAACGGCGGCAGCGAATGAACCGTGGCTCCCTGAGGACTTGAGGGAGAACGAAGCCCTGGCGGATTTCAAAGAGCCGGGGGAACTGGCAAAGGCGTATGTGGACAAACTCACCGCCCTATCGGAGCTCGAGGGGCAGGAGAAGCCACCGGAAAAACCAGACGACTACAAGCTGGAACTGGAGGACAAGGACGCATTGAAAAACATGCAAGCCCTTGCCCACAAATCCGGCTTGACGCAAAGCCAGGCGGCCAATTTCGCCAAAGAGCTGCAGGAGATCAACACGCAGCTCGAAGCCGACCAGGAAAAGGCGCTCACTGAGGCCCGTGAGGCTGCCGAGACGTCTCTCAAGAAGGATTGGGGGGATGGGTTCGACGGCAACCTGGAGGCGGCGAAGAAGGTCGTCAGGACGCTTGGGGACGAGAACTTCGCCAAATGGCTGGACGAAACAGCCCTCGGTGATGTGGTCCCGTTCGTTCGGTTTGCACACAAGGTTTCCACCCTGCTATCCGAAGACTCCCTGGTCGAAGGCGGTCACAAGGCAGAGCCGAAAAACAGAAACGAAGAAGGCGACCCGGTTCTGCATTACCCGACTATGGAGAAAGGTAAATAGCAATGGCAACACTGAACAGTTACTCGCAGCTCACCCTGAAGGAACTTGCCAACCGGCGAGATCCCGATGGGCAACTGGCGACCATCGTTGAGGCCCTGGCAGAGGACAACGAAGTCCTTCAGGACGCCCCGTTTTATGAAGGCAACGATGTATTTTCCAACCGCACCACGCGTCGTTCGAGCCTGCCCAGCGGGTCTTGGCGCAAGGTGAATGAGGGTGTCGGGACGGAAGCATCCGGCACGGTCCAGGTGATCGATACCATCGGCATCCTGGAAACCTATTCGGAAGTGGACAAGATTCTTGTCGATTCCGCGCCGAACCCCAAACAGTTCCGCTCTGATGAGGATATGGCCTTCGTGGAAGGCTTGGGCCAAACCCTGGCGGCCACCATTTGGTACGGCAACGCCTCCACGACCCCGGAAACGTTCACCGGGTTCGTACCGAGGATGGACGCCCTTGCGGCCACCACGAACGTCATCGGCGGCGGCGGGACGGGTTCTGACCTCACCTCGATTTTCATCGTGCAGTGGGGCCGCAACAAGTGCCACATGGTCTATCCCAGGAATTACGCGAAGTCCCTCGGGATTTCGATGGAAGACCTCGGGGAAGACACTTTGGTTGAGAGTGTCGAAAACGCTTCAGGTGTTACGACCTCCACGACCCGCCGGCAGATTTACCGCAGCTTCTTTCAGGCGCGGGCCGGCCTGGTGGTGCGGGACGCCGAGTGTATGGCCCGGTACTGCAACATCGAAAGCACCGGCAGCTCGAATATTTTCGATGAGGACAACCTGATCAAGCTCATGACCCGCATGAAAAACCGTGGCCGTGGTGCGATGCTGTACGCTAACGACACGATTTTCGCCCAGATGCAGATTCGTCTCAAGGACAAGTCGAACATCTACTTTTCCCGCGACGATGGCCTGGACGGCGGCGGGCCGGTGATGCGCTTCAACGGCGCCCCGATCCGGCTGAGCGACCAGATCCTTATCACCGAAAGTGCGCTTTCGTAACCACCAAATCCCTTGAAGGGAGGATATAACAATGGCAGTTCTTGACGCAAAACTCGAAATGTCCGACGCCCAGAGCGTGGCGAGCCTCGGTGCTTCCAGCGCCGTGACCTCGACCGACATTCTGGACTTCGGGACGCACAAAGACACCTGGGGCTCTTCCATCAATCCCGATATAGGGGAAGGTGGCGAGCTGGAATGGAACGTCCATGTCAACACGGTTCTCGTGGGCGCTTCCGCAAATATTACCTGTTCACTGGTAACTGGTGCGGCCGTATCTTCCGGGGCCATCACTTCAGCCACGGTTTTGGCCACGCTGAATATCCCGGCGGTTTCCGCAGCGGGTTACAAAAAGTCCGTTCACGTCCCGGCTGGAACGGTCCAGCGATATGTGGCCACGACTTACCTTGTCGGCACGGCTTCGGCGTCGATCACCACCGGGGCCCTGGACAGCCACCTGCGGCTTGATCACGAAAAGGTGGACTAACCTCAACCGGGGGCCTTCGGGCCCCCACATTATAAGGAGCTGAAGCAATGGCGACGATTGCCAACACTTGCAGTGCCGAGCGCGACCGGGACAAGGTTGTCGAGAAAGACCGGATGACCCGCTACAAGATCGTAGCCAACGCCGGCGAAGCGACGGCCATCGGTGAGCTTTACATCGATTTCGACCTGGCCGCGACGTTTGCGTCCGGTCCGACTATCACCATCACCTATACCACGTAGGAGGCTTAATGCTGGGCGAGCTGGATAAAACCGATATTGTCAACAAAATCCGTCCTCTATTCGAAAGAGGGTATTACATCGACGGCGAAACGGGCAAAGTGACGCACGGAAAGACGGGGATCATTCCCGACCTTCCGTGGATTTTCATCAAACCTATGACGGACGCGCAGTGCAAATTTTACCATGAGGTTTGCCTTGGGTGCTTCAAGTTCATTCACTCCCGCTGCATGCATTGTTGGAAGGTTGTTTTCCGACCGGCAACGGTGGCAGATTTGATGGAAATCAAGCGGGTAATGCAAGATGAATTGTTTGACATAGACTCCAAGCTGGGTATCGAGGAGCGGACCTACGTTCACGGCAATTACGGGTGCTACTGGTACGGTCGCTCGAAATACGAGGGGTTGGAAAACTACGAGCGGGTTCGCAAGGTCATTATGAACAACCCTAAGCTGCGGCGCTTGCTGAAACCCAAAGACGCCGATGGGCGCCCCCGGAACCTGATACTAAAGCGGGCCTGCACGGAGTTTGAAATGCGGTTCGGGGATTCCCGAGAATGGGAAACGGCGAACGTCAACAAAGGGTGGGAATCAGCATTGCACGAAATATTTGAGATGCCCAAGACTTACCACCCCCAACCCTGGTTCGTTAAAGATCACATCGTTTTGAATTGGCTAAAATTCGCCTATGAGCGTGGCGACAAAACCGCCCTGGAGTTCAACGAAGGGAATCTGTTTTACCCGGATTACGTCAAATACCACCCGAGGAGCAAATAATGAAATTCCGCTGTGCGACCCGATGTTTTTTCAAGTCCGAACTGTGGGAGGCCGGGACGCTGTGCAAGGGACCGGAGTTTGCCCAAAACAAGCACTTCACCCCCCTGGACGATGAAGCCCTGAAAGAAGCGGCCAAGTACCGGGAAGGCATCGAAATTCCCGAGGAAAAGCCGGAAATTGAGCTGGACGATGGCCTGATGTCCAAGAGCGTTCAGGAGCTTCGGTCCCTTTATCCGATGGTGGAGTGGAAGGCCAACATGCGAAAGCCCGAATTCGTCAAATCCATCATGGAGTCTGACCAATGGCAAGCGCGGTAAGCATCTGCAACGAAGCCCTTTTGCAGTTGGGGTGTGAGAGTATTTCCTCGCTGTCAGGGACTTCAAAGGCGGCCCGGCACTGCAACCAGTTTTATCCCACATCGCGGGACGAGGTTCTCGAAAGCCACAACTGGACCTTTACCGTCAAGCGTCAGGAATTGGCGCGGGTGTCCGGGGTAACGCCGGCCTGGGGGTACGACTACACATACCAGCTTCCATCGGATTTCGTGTTTGATATTCGGCTGGAAGACACGTCGGTCAATTACGAGATCGTCAACGACTATCTCAACTGTGACGAAACCGATGATGTCAACTTGTTTTACGTGGCGGAAACCACGTTGACAGGACGGTATTTCGCTCTGTTCGAATCAGCCCTGGTGGAGCGGATTAAAAGCAAGCTGGCAATCCCGATGCTGGGGGCCGGCACGAAGGGTGTCCGGGCGCAGGAAATGGCATTCAATCAGTACCGCTATTGGTTGGGCAAGGCCCAGGAGTTCGACGCCCGTAGGGGCAACGAGGACATGGACACCACGGATTCATGGCTGACGTATTTCGACACCACGCAATACACTTACCCGGACATTGAGCGATAATGCAACAGTCGTTTAATAGCGGCGAGCTTTCCCCCCGACTCGGCGGACGGGTTGACCTGGAAAAGTATTCATCCGGGCTGGACACATGCCTCAACTTCAAGATTCACCCCCATGGCGGGGCTTCGAGACGTGAGGGCTTCAAGTACATCGCGGGGACCAAAACCAACGCTTCGGAATCTCGTCTAATCCCGTTCGAGTATTCCGTAACACAAGCCTACGTCATCGAAATGGGCGATGAATACCTGCGCTTCTATAAGGACGGTGGGCAGATCGTGGCTCCGGACGCCCCGGACGCCTGGGTGACGGCTACAGATTATGTGGATGGGGATTTTGTAGAGGAAAGCTCCACGACCTATCGATGCGTCGAGGCGCACACGTCGGGCACGTTCGCAACCGACCTTGCCGCTGGTAAGTGGGTGGCGTCTGAGATTTATGAGATTGCCTCCCCGTGGCCGGAAAGCGCCATCTGGTACGTCAGGTTCGCACAGACGGCGGACATCATGTACCTGGTTCACCCGGACTACGCCCCCCGGAAGCTAACCAGGACCGGGCACACTTCTTGGACGCTTTCAACCGTGACCTTCGAATGGGGTCCGTGGCGGGACATCAACGACACGGAAATCACCCTGGATGCCGGCGCAACGACAGGGAACGACAAGGCCCTGGTCGCGTCTGCCGATTTTTTTGATGATGACCATGTAGGCGCCTACTTTAAAATGTATTCGGGCTACGTCAAGGTGACGGCTGTAACAGATGCTCAAAATGCGGTGTGCGACGTTATTGACGACCTCACAGAACACACGGCGACCGCCGATTGGTATGAGTCGGCCTGGAGCGACTATCGGGGATGGCCGCATACGGTAACGTTCTTCGAGGAAAGGCTTGTTTTCGGCGGGAACGATTCCCAACCCCAAACGATTTGGATGTCACAAACCGGGGATTACGAAAACTTCGACGTTTCAAGCCCCGTGGTGGACACGGATGCCGTGACCTACACACTGGCGGCGGATCAGGTTAATGTGATTCGGTGGCTTAAAAGCGCCAAGAGGCTCTTGATTGGCACGTCTGGAGGGGAGTGGTGGGCTACCGGGTCGACGGATAACGAGGCAATCTCGCCATCCTCGGTGCTTGTGAGGCGGGAAACCACGTTTGGCTCCGACCCCACGGACCCGGTATTGGTCGGAAACGCTGTTTTGATGTCACAAAAGCCGGGGCGCAAGGTTAGAGAGTTCGCTTACCAGGATTATGAATATGTCGGACGGGACTTGATTGTCCTGTCAGAGCACCTGCTTTCCCAATATTCCATCATCGACCTGGCATACCAGCAATCCCCGGACCAGATACTATGGATCGTTAGGTCGGATGGGTCCATGATTTCCCTGACCTACATGCCAGAACACGATGTTTACGGCTGGCATCGGCACACCACTTCAGGGGAGTTTGAATCGGTGACAACCATACCGGGGACTTCCGAAGACGAACTGTGGGCCATCATCAAGCGGTCGGTCAACGGCTCGGATGTCCGGTATGTCGAGCGGTTGGACGCGGCCTATGCCGGCGGGGACGTTGACGACACGTTCTGGGTGGATTCGGCGCTTTCCTATTCCGGCGATACGATGACCATCACGGATATTGACCTTGAGGATCCCCTGAAGATCACCGGGGCGTCCGTGCCGTTCTCGGATGATGATGTGGTGCAGTTCTCAGGCATATCGGGCACGACCGAGTTAAACGGAAATCGTTACATCGTGGACAACAAAACGGCGACCACTTTCACGGTAAAGACCCTCGCCGGGGTTGATGTTGACGGCACCTCGGGCTTTACGGCCTGGACCTCTGGCGGGACGGTGAAAAAGGTTGTCTTGTCCGTTTCCGGATTGTCGCACCTTGAAGGGGAAACGGTGTCGATCCTTGGCGACGGGGGCCAGCAGCCGGACGCCACGGTAAGCTCCGGGGCCATTACGATGTCGCAATACGTCAATGAGGTTCAAGTTGGGTTGTCCTACACATCGGACCTCAAGACCCTACGGCTTCACAACCCAGGGGGGAAGCGCGGGCTTCAGGGTAGGACCAAGCGGATACACAAGTGCGTCGTGCGGGTTTACAACACCATCGGATTTAAGGCCGGCAAGGACGTTGACACCCTGGAAGAAATCAAATTCCGTGATAGTGACGACCCCCTTGGACAGCCTCCGGACCTTTATACAGGGGATAAGGATGTTTGGTTTCCCGAGGGGTACGACACACAGGGCCAAGTTTTGATTCGACAGGATGCACCGCTCCCCCTAACGGTGCTGGCCATCATCCCCGAATATGAGGTGGACTACTGATGGGACTCTTTAGCTCGATAGGCTCGTTTTTAACCAGCTCGGTTACGTCGAACGTGCTGCAAACCGGGGCATCCCTGCTTTCGGCATACGGCTCTTACTCGGCGGCCCAAGACGAGGCCGACGCTTACGGCTCCAATGCCGCCATTGCGCGGCGGGAGGCGGCCTACCAAAAAAAGCGCACCAAGTACATGCTCAAGCAGCACGCCAACGAAACAAAGAAGCTGAAGGGTTTTCAAAAGACCGGATACGTCAAGTCCGGGGTGCGGTCGGACACCGGGACGCCATTGGACGTTTTAAAGGACACTGAGCGTTTGGCTGAGATTGACGCCAACATCATCCGCTATGGGGGTGATCTTCAAGCGTCGAATGCTTTGACCGAGGCCAAGACGTACCGAAGTGCTGCGAGTTCCGCGCAAACGGCCGGCTGGCTTAACGCCGGGTCTACTCTATTGACAATGCCTTCAAGGTGGGTGATGTAATGCCATCCGTTCCGCTCTATAAGCCGCAGGTCAACATGCCGCAAACCCTTGGGGAACCCCGAGCTGTCCCCACGGGCCTCGGGCAAGCCTGGGAGAACCTTGGCAATAAATTGGGAGTGGCGGCCACCGACCTCCAAAGGCGGGCCCAGGAGCGGCAGGACCAGCAGGACACGATTGATGTGTTGAACGCCTTTTCGGACTTTCGGGACCAGGAGAGGGAATACCGCACCGGGCTGGAATTAAAGACCGGCAAGGAAGCCCGTGGGATAACCGAGGATTTTAAGTCATGGGCCGACAAGGCGCACGGTGAAATTGCCAAGGGGATGGCCCCTGGGGCGCAGCGCAAGTTTCAGGCGGTTTACCAGCGGCACATCAACCAGCAGCTTGATGAGATGGCCCGCAAAGAGGCCGGAGAGTTCAAATCCTACCAGGAAGACACTTCCAAGCGGATGTTCCTCGAAGCCGAGGGCCTGATTGTCGAAGCCCCCGGAGATGCCCGCCGGCTGATCAAAGAATACGAAACCAAGCAGGAATTGATTTATGGCAGTGTCCCCCACGCCCAGAAGATGGAGGACCGCAGAGCTTTGCTGCAGCAGGCGGCCGAAGATCTTGCCGCACAATCGAGGTTTGATGAAGCGCTGGCATTGATTGACGACTACAAGAAAGACCTAGGGAGCCTTTATTCGGATGCCAAACAGGAAATCACCGAGCTTGTGGTGGCCGAGGAGAAGCGCAAGGACCAGGAGGCCGAAAAGGTACTTGAGAAGCGCCAGGAAGCATCCGAGAAAAACCTGTATTTGACCATCCAAAAGCAGTTGGAAAACCCGGAAGGCACCGACGAGCGGGTAACTCACAAGACCCTGAACGAAGCCCTGGCAATGGGCGACATTGACCAAGCGGGACACGCCCGCCTTTTGAAGCTGATCGGCGGAGAGGAAGGCGATGACAA